CCAGTAACACCACCCAATAAAACAGGTAAACCAAACTTGCGAATAGCAAACAAAATAGCAGTAACCCTAACATCCATTCTTTTAACTCCTTAGAAATGGTCGATTAATCCAGGTACTGAATAGGTTGGCATTGGACGTGTGCATTTCAGATCAAAATGCATGTCCAACAACAAATGAGGCTCTGTTGTAACTGCTATAACCCTGTCTATTGGTGGATTTTCTTCTATAAATGATGCATTCAATGCTGGCAGGGCTGTAAAGTCTTGTGCCAAATGCCAATTGTCTAGTGATGCGCTATAATTACTACGCATCTTTCCTGTAATCATTGATGGCTTATAACGGTATTCTGCATACCGTTCCTGATACCCAAACACATCTTCGTCTACTGATGTGCCTTGTGCATATATTTCCTCGTTATAAATTGGCTGTTCGCCAATATGTGACAACGCTGGCCAATAAAAGTCCCAGCGGTCACGTCTCTTAAAGTGCCGTGGTAGACCCTGCTGATAAGTCAAATCAGCAAACACGCACGCCAAACCGATAATTGTACAATGTTCTGTAAATGATTTTACAAATCCATGTCCGTTAAATCCGCTTGTGCCAAATGCTGACAGATTACCTTGCGGTGTTGTTGCATCGGTTGAACTTGTTTGTGGCACTGGATTTACATTGATACGGTCTTTACCACCGCCCAAATATTCTGGGCGCTGTAATCTTGCATCTGGTGATGTAACACCAAAATGCGACTGTACTATTTCTGTATACCGTGTACCACCGCGTGCATCACGCTCATACAACTTTTGAATTTGAAATGCTTCTCTTAAAGCATTAATTGTTGCACCTGTTGCAGTACTTAGGTCTGTTTCCAGACCTGTTGAATTAAATATTGCGTCTTGCGTTGTCGCTGGGTTGTTTGAAAAGCGCGCATCCGCGCCGCTATTTACAGCGCGCAACCTACTTAAGTTTGCTCCGCCACTACCTGTAAATGTTGGAGCTGTTCCGTCTGATACCACTGGTGCACTTGTGCCCAATGGCAGAGTAACTGCATCTCCTTTTTGTGGCCAGGGTAGGGCGCTTGTGAAATAATCATGTCTTTTCCCACGCTTCAAAAGAACATAATCTGATAATGTATCTGCTCCATCATCTGTATCTACTACTACACTGTCTTGTAAATTTTCGTCACGAAACCATTCGTTCCAAATTAAATTATATGCTCTACCTGCAAAATTATTCCAAGTCAGACTAACGTCTGTTGGAATTCCCATATAATCATATAATGAACTATTTGTTACTGTACCGCTTACAGTCGGTACCAGATAACTTGTGCTATCGCCTGGATTATCCTGTGCACCATTGAATTTTTCCCAGTTGTCCCAAATTAGTCTATTTGGTACTGCGAAAAAGAATGTTTCAATGTGCAAATTATCCATAAATGGATTGATTGGTGTTGCCAATCTTCCGAAGCCTGTTGCCGACATCTTGAATGTGTCGCCTGGCAAAGCTTCGTCTACAAAAATGGGAATAAGGTACCCAGCATCGAATGTTGTTTTTAACCCATGGTCTCTGTTAAATGTTGACCTTTGGATTTCAGCCTGTGGTGATTTGCTGAAATTATGTCTTAATGTTGATGGCATATTGCCTGTTGCTGGATACCCTAACATTTTTATACCTCTTGTACTTCTTTCAACTCAATAATTGGTGAATGCTTTACAGCTGTTATCATCCCGTTCTCGGGATTGAATTCTCCGATTTTATAAAGAATAAAATCGTCTCCAAATCTTGCGATAGGATGCTGTGGGTTGTTTGCAACCATTGTCTGAATCATCCTTACCGCCATTCCATCTGTTGATTCCATGAAAGGTGGCTCAAATATTTCGCCTGTTCTGTCATAAATCGAATATAATTTCTTGTTCATAGCTTTTCGCTCCTCGTTGTTGTTTACATAATATACATTACAAGACAGTAATGTAACTATAGGTTTCTTACAAGTTTTTCAAGCTTTCTCATCTTGACTTCTTCTTGTACCCATAATCTATCCATATTCTCATCATATCTGTCAATTAAAATTTTATTTTCTTGACGTTTCTTTTTAAGCTGTTCCAGCTCTGATTCGCTCAAGATACTATCATAATATCTTGGCGGTCTTACTTCTTTACCGTTTATTACTACATAATCGTTTGGATAAACGTCGTCTTTGAACTTTTTTATCCAAGCTGCACCAATTCCAGGCCTTCGGCTCATGGTGCAATATTCAGGTTTTATATCTAAAACCTCTCCTGTATGTGGGTCTACTGTTTTATAATACTCCTCCGCTTCTTTTCCTTTCATTTTTTTCATTACATATCGCGCAACATATGCGCATGACTGAAAGGTAACCTCGCCAATGGTACTAAAACCATATGGCCATAACTTTTGTAATTCTTCGCTAACGTACAGCTGTACGCCATCTCTAACTGACCACAATGTTTTGTCTGGGAAATCCCATCCAAATATAATTGCGTGATAATGGGGTCTTTTATTCTTATCCCCATATTCTCCGCAATGGAAAAACCTAACGTTTTTCCCCTTCCCTTTTCTAAATCGTTTCATAAATTTTTGAAACTCCCCTACATCTAAACTGTAGGGATTACCTCTTTCGTATAAATTTTCATCATCGAATGTTAACGTGATGAAACTATTATTGTTGTGCATTTGTGCCTCATGCACCAATCGTACAGCCCATTGACGGCTGTACTCTAACCTGCAGCCAATACATTGTCCGCAGGGTAAATTAAAACCCTTTGCGTGAACAAAGGGTTTATTAAATGTGACCTTGCCGTCCAACTTGTAGGCAAGTAACGGATGATAGCACGCCATCTTACATCCGTATTCCACCGCGCATTGGTACGCTATAATTCTTCTTGCGCACCTTGCTTGCTGTTTTTGAAAAAAGCTTTTTAGAAGCTTTTCTGTTCATCTTTTTTCTGTACATAACTGCCACGCCTTTCGTCTAGTGTCAGTCCGCACAGTTAACATCAAGTAAGTTAACTGTGCGGTGCGGAAGAAACCCCTCAGCTATCTTGAGGAGCAGGGGCTTCTTCCGCTGGGCTCGCAGACGGGGAGGGCACGTCTGCATCTACTTGGGCTGGCTCTGCCAGTCCCATTTCTCTCATTTCTTCGATATTGTTTGGATCGGTTGCAAATTCGAAGAAATCTCCTGCATCGTTATTGAACTTTTCTCTAATCTCTGCAGGTATTTGCATAAATGCTTCATTAGCGTTGTTTACTAAATCCAACGCTTCTCGATATTCGTTGATTTCTGAATAATCACCGTATTGGGCTACGCCACGCGCAACGTGGCTTATTAGCCCCGTACGATCGTATCTATTAATAATATTCCTAATATCGGTTTCGTCCTTAAGATGCTGTTGTGTGAGGCTCTCACCCACAGTCTCGAAACCTTTTCTCTCACGTGCTGTATAAGCACTTCTAATATCTACTACGTTCTTTTTAGTCATTTCCAATTCCTAACGCTTCCAAAATTGATTTACCTGCTGATGTAGTTATGTCTAAACCAATTGAACCTGCGAATGCCGCAGTTTCTTTAAAAACATTTCCAATCTTCGTTGGATTAATATTATAAGCGGTTACTCTGCCTGACCCGCTTACCAATCCTGCGTCTCTAAACTTCCCACGCATGAAAATTGCTACCGCTTTATACGGATCTGGCAAATTTTGATATTGTCCGTTTAATGATGCTTCGAATGTTCTCAGCATCTTTGATGAAAAGATATTTCTTGCCGTATATTGTATTTCCGGCATCGTTATCTTTTCTTTTTGCAACATTGAGAGCGTTCTAGCCTCAATGCCTGTCTTTACTTGTGTTAATCTTGATGATGCCAATTGATTAGCTGAACTTGCACCTGCTGATAAACCTTGCGCTTGCGCCAAACCTACGTTCACAGGTGAATATTGTGAACCTGCTGGTGAACTGGCACCGCCTTGCTGATAGGCCAATATTGGGTTTATACCAGCTTTTCTCATGTCCTCTGTTGCTCTCTGATAAGCACTATTGGACATTCTTTCTTGAAATGCCATTTGTTCTCTAGATGAGGCCTGAGCAGCTTTATTTTGCTGTTTTGCTCCTTGTGCAGCCGAACGCGCAGAAAACACTGACCCAGCTGCGCCTATTAATGCTGCACCTACTAACGGATTCATTGTTCGCACTCCGCTACATGAACAGCAAGTGCATCAGCCACGCTACAACTAACATCAGCCCAATTGCTATAACCATGACTAACGAGCCAGCCAGTAACACCACCCAATAAAACAGGTAAACCAAACTTGCGAATAGCAAACAAAATAGCAGTAACCCTAACATCCATTCT